TGCCCTCACGAATACCAACATCAAGCGCAGGGTTTCTACTGCCAACCAGCAGTTCATCAAGATTTATGGTTGGCGTAGGTAAAGCCATAGCTATACCCTTGGCAAGTTAACAGATGTCTCAATATCAGAACGCAGCTTTTCCAAACGCAACTGACGCTCAAACTCAAGTTCCTGACGGCGCAGTTCAAGCTCTGCTGCCATCTTCTCACGCTCAAAGGCCAACTCAAGCTGCATCTTCTCGCGCTTAAGCTGCAAGTCCTGTTCTGCTTTCTTCATCTCCAACTGCATTTGAGGATTCGGCCCTTGCTGTGCAGGTGGCATAGGCGGTGCATTGCGTGGGTCTTGGAAGAAGCTGTCAACATCTTTGAAGCCAGACAGCTCTGCAATACGAGCAAGCGTGTTGCGATATTGGATAGATGTAACAATCGGATTGTTCGGCCCCATTGTAGCCATAATGCCTTCTTGCTTGGCAGCAATCTGAAACAGTGTAGCAAGCTGCTGGTCGCGCTGTGTCGTGCCAAGACCAACATTGATTTGCACATCATACATGTGTTCCCATTGGCGTGGGTCAATCGGCACAAAGTTATTGTTCAGGCGTATCATCTTTGCTTTGTTTTGATACTTAGTGACCAGATGCAAAATGCCCCTAAACAGTGAGCGCACACCAGTCTCAGCTAAGACACGAGCAATCATCTCAATCTTGCCTTGAGATGCAGCCTGCATAGCAGCTACAGCCGTTGCGGTTGTGGACTGCAAGGCATCCGCATCAAGACCCATTGACTGCTTGCTAATACCTGTGCGCTGCTCACGCACACTGTCCATATAAGCCAGAGCAGGGAATACAGAGCGAGATACTTCGGGGACTTGCAAGGGCTGAACAGCACCAGCAGTTCTCGTGCGGACGATGCCCCCTGGCCTGTTAGTAAGTAGGTCATCAAGATTGACCTGACCTTCAACAGCAACCACACGAGCATTGTTTGTGTTGTAGATATTATCAAGCAACTGACGCATCAGTGTGGACTTGATAAGCTGCACATCCATAATCAGTTCTGCAACAGAGCGACCAACGGCGCGATGTGGCATCAGGATAGGAGACAGGATAGCAAAGGGCAGGTGGTCACATTGTTCATTCTCAAGAATGTGGCAACCGTCACCTATTGTGAGAACGCGACGAAACTCAGCAATGCCGTCCCCATCATAGTCAGAACGTATAAAACATTCCGTAACGAGAACAGAGCGCATGGACGGGTCAGCACTGTCGAATGAAGGTGTTGCTTCAAGGTCTTCAAACCGACCGGTTCTTTCTTCGCTCGTTTCAAGGTCAGACGCTCCAGCATATCTTTCCACCTCATCTTGGTCATAGCCCATAGCAACCAAGTCGCTTACAGACATTTCAGAACGATGCGCTACAAAGTGAGCATCGTCAAGTGACTTGGCACGATTGCTAATCAAAAACTCTTCTGGCGGCACATTCTCAATAACGACAGAGCCATCAGTTTTTGTGCGCTTGACTTTGATGTCATACAGAACAGGTGCAGGCACAACAGTTCCGTCAGGCAGGAACAGGTCTTCGCCTACTGTGCGCTCATCCTGCTCAGTAACCTCAACCTCTTCGTCTGCCAGCAAGAGGGTAAGCTCCTGCTCGTTCAGACCTTCATATTCTTCTGTGTCAACATTGGTCTTTTCATCCCAATAAAACTTGACAACACCTAGCTTCAGAATCAATGCATCCTTGAACCAATTATGCATGATTTCAAAGCCACGATTATCATTGTTGATAATCCAGTTACAGTAGTCGCTGGCTTGTTCTGCGACGCCAACATCTTCAGGGCCATGTGGAACGAAACGAACATACTCATCAGACTGCGTAAAAATACGCATCAGTGACGGCATGATGTGTTCAATGGTGTCGGATACCTCAGTGCTTACAACTTGGGAACGGTCAGACTGCTCATTACCAAAAGGCTCACCAAGGTAGTAATCCATTGCTTCGATACGGTCTTGCGAAAACTCCGTATCGTAGTAGCCAAGCGCCTGCTGCACCTCATAGCGCACAATCGCCTGAAACTCGTTGTCGTTCATTTTAGCCATAACTATGCCTTACTTTTCGACTTTGCCTTCTTGCTAGTCGCTTTAGGTTTCTCCTGCTTTTTTTCTACCACAGGTTCAGGCTTGAGCGAAAGCGGGTATTTGCAATATCGGCATAGACCCATATAGCCATTCGGATTGGGGGTGTTACAATTAGGACAAATCATTTCTCTGCCTTTCTCTGCTTGCGTGGCCTACCACGCTTCTTGGGTGCTTCGGCTATCTTAGCCTCTTCTGCTGCTTTTTTCTCAGCAGCGCGATTTCGCGTGTATATCGTAACATACATCAGCCTCTCCTTTCAGCGCCTCTATGCTAGGCAGCCATACCTTTCAGACAACGTCCAGCAGCCCTGCAAGCACGAGGGGACTTGCACATGGGGCAGGTTTTGAAACCCTTTGCCATGTTTTTGCCAGACATTTTCTTTTTTGATTTTGGATTTCCATAAGCCATATCAATCACCATTTCACTTTATGCGACCAGTATTTTGCACTCAGCTTGCTTGTGGGCTTGCCTTGTGCATTGTGACGAGCGTAGTAACTTTTACGCCGCGCTTTCTCTTTTGCTGTCTTTGGATTTTTACCCGCACCCTTGACGCCTTGCTGACCAAAACGAATAAGACGGATTTTATCACCCTCTTTTGCCAAAACAGCATGGCTCTTTTTGGGATGATTGGGGGTGCGCTTTGGCTTGTTGTAGCCTGCAAAACGCTCACCACGATAGACGATAGCCATTAGCGAATCCTCATGTGGCTCTTCGGCCCAAGTTTCTTTCGCACGTTCAAGCCGCGAGGCTTGTGCCTACGACGAACAGGTGTGCGTGGTTCAAACATCGCAACAACCTTCTTAGCCATCAAGCCTCTCCATATACTCCGTCCTCTGTCACCCTAATCGAGCGCACAATGGACATATACTCATCTGGCTCCATTTCAGCTTCTTGAGCGCAATAGGCAGATGCAAGAAGACACAAGTTTATCAAATCATCCCAATCTGTGCCAGCGTTATTTATGGTTTCCAAAAGGGTGACAATTTCCATGAAGTCTTCATCCATGTCTAATTCAAAGCTATCTTCTGTCATCACACCACCCATTTGTTGGAGCTATAGTTTAGCGGCCTGTTCCATTTGTAGGCACTGCCGCTTTTGGCGACGCTGGCTGTCGAGCCGAATGTCAGACAAAAACTGTCTGCAAGGTCAGGTGAGTTCAAGCCACGCCGTTTCATTTCATCCTTGCTCTCAACCTTCAGCTTACCATTAGAAGTAAACTTAAATCGTGGTTTTGACAAATCTGAAATCAACTCTTCCTGCTCTGGTATCTTGCAGTCACGCGACTCAAACCATTCTTTTGCCAGAAACCATAGCTCATCGCGCAGGCGACCATAACGCTCACCCATTGCAGGACTTTCAGCCACATTGATGCCTCTGACGGGCAAATCAAGCTCCATCAACCTATCAACAACGCCAGCACCAAGCCCAATGCTATCGACAAGAATCTCCGTAGGGCGCTCAGACCAGCGTGTCGTTTCATACTCATTGAGGATAATCCCACATATTTCCATCAAATCTTTGTTGCGCCAAGTCTTGATAGGCTCTGTAACCACATTTCCCTTTCTCTTGCAAAGGGCAGTCTTATCTGTGCCAAATCGCGCCACATCCAAGCCCCACACCACAGGGGTTGTCTCTGCCGCCTGCTGGTCTCTGTCAGCAGCAGACTGCAAAAGATGAAGAGGAATGACTACATCGTCATCGGCTTCAGGCCATTCACCCAAAACACGCACACGATATATATTGCTGTCCTCTCCATATTTCAGCTTCATGTCTTCAATAAAGGACTTGCCGACCTGTGTGCTGTCAGATGACGCCACTTTCATTGTAAACCATCTGTCTGCAACCTTGTTGAACGCCTCGTAGAAATAACC